GAACCAGAATCAATTACAGCCATTCCACCAAATCTAGATTGTGGATTTGCCGTATTAACAGTAATTAAATTAGTTCCAATGTTTAATACACTTTGAGAAAGTGTTTGCATTGATGATGAACCAAAAACAACCACATCGCCTGTTATATACATTGAACCAGATACAATCTGAGTTCCTCTAAAAGTATTAGAACCCGTTGTTGCAAATCCTAAATTATTTATTGATGAAGTAAATAAATTCAATGATGCAGTTGATGCCGCAACTGCAGTAAACTTAGTATCAATTGAACCTGTATATGTTGCGAGTGTTGTATCTTTAGTATTTTGAGATGCACTAAAAGCATTTAATGAAGCAGTTGATTCTTCTAATCTACTTAATCTATTATTTTGATTAGTATTTACAGTATCATTACTTTGAGTATATGCATTTAATGAGGATGTTACTAATCCAATTGCTGCAAATTTTTGTTCTGCGGATGCAGTATATGCGTTTAAACTTGTAACCGATGCTCCAACATTACCAGTACCAACCGATGAACTTAAATTTGCTATTTGTGCTGCAACCGAACTACTATATGGTTGGATGTTACCTACTAAATTTATAGATTCATTTCCATCTTGATTTAATAAAAATAAAGTAGGAAGTTGAGTTGAAGAACTTGCATAAAACGGAACTCCATTCAACATTCCACCATAAGTAGAACCAGGAAATACGTTTGGTGCTACTGCTCCTCTTATAATTCTATTAGTTGCTTGAATCGTACCATCGGTAGGAACAACAAAAGTGATAGAATTACCGTTAGATGCGGTTAAATTGGTTGAGCCAGATGCTATTACAAGTTCACCTCTTTGAAGTGATGATGTAATTGATGGTAGTGATTCTAAACTACCTCTTCTGTGTTTAATTATTTGTGGCATATTTTTTAATTATTTTTTATCAATAATTGTGTTCAATCTATAAATATAAGTTTTATAACTAATGAATGATTTTATTAATTTTTTTTACCATTCACCCTGGTCTATAATGTTTGATACACCACTTCCACTAATAGATGGGTCTAATGGTAATGATTGACCATTTAACCATAATTGCCCAGGTACATTTGTATCTATATCATTTAGACCACCATCTGGTAAATTATTTGCATCCACAATTGCCACTGCTCCACTAACTATTAATGAATATCTATCTGAATTTGCAGTTCCTATTGTTATATTATTAAGAGTATTACCATTTAATACACTTAATACGGATGCAGTAAACGTTGTACCACTCTCTATTTGTTTTAATCTTATTAAGTTTGCCATATTATGTATAAATATAAAAAATCAATTATCTAACCCAATACCAAATAATATTGGGGTTACCTACACCGGTATCATTTTGCCAAGGTGCAGGGGAGAAATTAGTACCAGTCATCATTAATGTACCCCACCACGAACCATTATCATCATGTGTTGTAGTAAAGATAGCCTGACCTACAAATGAAGCGTTACTTCCATTATTTGCGTACCACGGCATTCGTTTTTCTATACCACCATCACTATAACTCCAAGTCCCAACACCGCTTGCACCAGTATAAAAAGAAGAAATTAATGTTATATCTTGACGAAATCCAGCATTACCTGAAATTACACTTCCACCACCACCAAAATAAGTTGAAGGTGAAGCATTATAAGCTGCATTATCAACTTGTCCTACAAAACTATATGGCTGATTAGCCGTCCATGCACCACCATTTCTTCCTCTATATTGCGCATCTAACATATAATCAAATCCACTTGCCGATTTTTTAATATAATCCGCCCAACCAATAATACTATAATTACCATTACTACCAGCACTACCTAATGTATTATTTGCTGCCAAAGTAGAAGGAGCTGATGTTTGATTTCTTAACAAACAATTTGAAAAAGTCCAATCATAATAATTATTCTGCATAATTAAAGTCCAACCTCCACCAAGTGTAGTCATATCACAATATACTTGAACTGCACTACCACTATTTATGTTTGGGTTTTGTATCCAATATAAACCATCGGTTGCAGTTGGAAAATCTGTTTTAATTTGAAATGCCGAAATCCCGGCGGTTAAAGCAGTTATACCATCTTTCGTACTTTGTACTCTAAATCCATTTGTAATTTGTATTGCCATTATTTTATTTTATCCAATATATGCTACTGAAAAATTATCGTTTGCATCAAATGTAATTGTTCCAACCGATACTACTGCTTTTAATGTATCTCCTACTGCTAATTTAGAAATAGTAGAACCACCTGTGTGGTTCATACTTGTATTTGAAGCCCACTCTATCATTACTTGTGCAGTTCCACTAGCACCACCTGTATTATTTTTAAATACTACAATTTGTGCTGCCGAACCTGAATTTGAATTTGTTCTACAAACTAAATTTACTTGATATAATCCTGCAATTGGTGCAGTAAATGTGCCCGTTGTATTATCCCAACCACCTTGATTATAATCAATTGTTGTCATACTACCAGATAATGTAGTTATTGCCGAAGTTGCTCCACCTGCTCCATACACTCTAAATGCAGGTCTATTTGGCATTGTAATTGAACCACTACTAATATTAATTGAACCAGAAAATACAGATGAACCGGATACGAATAATGAACCCGATGCAGAGCCAGATGCGTTTATTTGTATACGATATCCATTATCATTAAATGTACCTCCATTTTGAAAAATAAAACTACTAGATACCGCATTAATTCTTAATATTTCTGTAAATGATGTGCCAGAATATAAATTATAATTATCTGTTTGGAATGTTAATCCTCCCGAACTTCTTACTTTTCTTGCCCATACAGTATTATAATCAAAATTTGCTTTTCCCAATGACCTAATATTGTCTGCTGAAGGTATAATATCACCAGACATTGTTAATGAACCAGTTATATTAAACGAACCACTAAATGTAGCATTTGAACCCGTAATATCTCTAGCAATTAAATCTCTTCTATTTGCAACCGCCCCATCTACAGTATTTCCATCATATATTTCTAAAGAACCAGTATTGTTTCTTCTTAAACCTATACTTTTGGTATTAACACCAGATGTATCATCAGACCAATTTATAGTAAAGTTTTTATTTATTCCAAATGAATTTACCAATAAATAAAATGAATCACCGGAAGTTGATAATAAATTAGCAGCATATACATTTGAATCGGAACGTTTACCAAAAACAACTGCACCAGTTTTATTGTAATAATAAATACTGCTATCAGATTGTATTTCAAATGCTTTACTACAAACTCCCCAACTACCAGATGGAATTGAACTATAGTTTTGTGAGTAGGCAGAATCAACCGTTACTTGTGTATTTGATGTAAATGCGGTTATTATTTTACTTTCTCTTAGTATGGTTAATTTAGCACCAATCATTGCCGATGTAAACTGAGTACCAACTGAAGTTGCAATTGTACCCGATGTACTAACAGTTGATGTTGGAATAAACCAATTAGAAGAACTATGGTATAAAATTGTACCATCTTGAACTGCTAATCCACCACCATTTTGTAATATAGTTCCAGAAACAAATAAAGAACCAGTTATTATTTGATTTCCTATAAATGTATTAGAACCAGTTGTTGCTAAAGAACTACTCCATCTGTTTATTGATGAAGTAAATACATTTAATGATGCCGTTGATGATGCAACCCCTGCAAATAAACTATTATAATCAGATGTACCTGCTAATGAAATTTGGGTTGAACCCGAAACTAAATTAGGTATTGTTATGTTTTGTGTACCATCAAATAGGGTATTATTTATTAATCTACCAGTTGCTAATGCATTTGCGGTTGTGGCATTTCCTACCGCCGAACCTACATATCCTCCTTTAGATGCTACCGCAGTACCTGTTCTTGGTGATGAAAATGTTATTGTTAAAGAACTACTATTGTTTGCTACTATTGATTGTGGAATTATAATATTATCGTTGTTATCATAAACATTTACAATAGGATATTTAGTTGCCAAAAAGTGATTAAATGTCCAAGTTGATGCCGCTGATGCTGTCTGATACATTATTGCATTTGAACTACTCAATGCAGCAGCTGCTAAATCGGTTGCAAATACACTATCTAATGAAGATGTTAATTGATTTATGGAAATCTTATAAGTTGTACTACCTGATATCCCAACTACATAAGTCGTATCCAATGATGCGGGGCTTAATGAAGGTAAATCCGATATTTTTTTACTTTTATTTGTCATTTTTACAATATTATATTTTCATCATTTTCAGTTGTTAAACCAAAATAATCTTCAGAATTCAAACCAATTTCTACTATTTTACCTATAACATAAATATCATCAAGTGTAACATTATCAAAATCTATATACTCATCATTTAAACTTATTACAACATTATTATTTATTTCCACAATTGTATAATCTCCCGGTATTTGCAATCCAAACACAAATATTTCAAAATTATCCGAATTAGCACCTTCCGTACCATAATCTAAAAATACATTATACATTGTTAATGTATTTAAATCATTATTAAATTCATCAACTTTTCTTTCAACATATCTAACACTATGTTCAAATATTTCATTATGAAAATCTTCTATAGTTTGTTTGTTGTTTATAACTTTTATTGGATTTGAATTAGAACGAGTATGCGATTGGTATGAAGATGATGATGGCAATTCTATATTTTGTAAACTAGCAGTTGTATACAAACTATCATTAATATTATTTGTATTAATAACAGTTGGACCAAATGGGTTTTGTCGTGTATTAGATTGATACGAAGATGATGATGGTAATTCTACATTTAAAAGACTAGCAGTAATATATAAAGAATCATTCAAATTGTTAAAATTAACTTTTGGAATGATTCTATTTAATTTTCTAGCATTTGATGAAAATTTATTAAGCATATTTTTCTATATCTCCTTTTATTTCTATAAAATCTCCACCATCCAATGAGTTCCCATCAATAATATACATTTCAAAATTATTTTTTATAAATTTTATTAATAATCCAGTAGGTCCATCTTCTGCAATATAATCTTTTGGACTTATATTTTGAGTATTTATGTGAATATTTAATCTATTTTGAGTTTCTCTAAATTCTATTTCTCTTAAAATAGATTTAAATCTCCAACCCTTTGCTTCAAAAATCCAATAAGTAGAATCCTTTAAATTATAAGGTGTTAATATTGCATTTCCAGGTTTTCTACTTATAGTTTGTGTTATATCTAAAATATTTCGTTTCATTATACATCTATAAATTTACCTGTTATTGCAATTTCATCTGTAGATGTTACGTTGTATCCAATTCCTGCTGGCAAAAATGTTACCACAATGGATGTAGCACTTATTACAACTGTAAATTTAGTTGATTGTAATACTCTAACACCATTTATGTATAATTTTATATCATATACATCTGAACCATATGTCATTCCTGAAGTTACAACCGATGTCAATTGCGATGGTGTTTTTATTGCTTTTATTGATGTGAATGTAATAGTATTATTTGAAATTGGGTTTTGTGTTTTACTATTATTTATAGATAAAAAATCAATTAAATCTTTATTATCATAATATGGAGATGGGGTAGTTAACATCCCTTCTAATCTACCATTTGCAGTTACATCGGTTTCAGTTGCAACAACAATTCTTTTTGTAGAAAATGATTTTTTAGTTGTATTTTGACCATCAAATTTTTCTGGAAGTAAATACGCTTTTACTGATAAACTAAATTCAACTCTATTAATTCTTTCCGTTCCCTCACCAACTTCATTTACAACATTAAAATCACTAATAGTTGTTCTAAATTTAAATTTATCTTTATCTCCCCAATAAGTTCCTGTATATTGTAATTGCTCTATTACTGCATTTAAATGTTCTGTATATGAAGTCCAAACCATACAATCATAGTTTAATTCAACATATTCTGGCATTTGTATTTTATAAATTTCATATTTAGGTTGTACATTTTTACCCAATAATGTAAATCTATCGTATTTATTATCTTTTGAATATTTTGTAATACCGGAATATGAAACATGTCTATTTAGCATTGGCATTTGGTCATCCTTTGCAATTGATGTTCTACGAATCATCATTAAAGGTAATTGAATTTTACCTTTATCATCTCTAAATACACCCTGTCTTCTTGCACCATTCCATCTTTCCGAATTACCATAAATTACAGGTATTTTTAATCCAACACCATTATTATCTAATGTAGGCAATGCCGTATCTTCTAAATAAGACATCATTGCATAATCTATATCAAAAAGAGATATACTTTGTTTTATATCTTCTTTTGTAGATTTTGATTGTAGAATCCTATCGGATTTTCTTAATGGGTTAGTAGACATATTAATCTATTCTTTGTTCTATATTTAGAGTTGATTTGCTTACTTGGAATGCCGTAATTACAATACTCCAATTATTATCAGGTGAACCTGCTATAAACTGAATTTCATTTGTATTATCAATTTCATAATAGGAATCATCGTAATGTATAATATCACCAATTTCGGGATATATGTTTCTTTCTTCACACAATCCTTTATCAACTTTAAAAGTCATAGCTTGTACTAAATCTGGACCAAATCCTTCATATAAAACTCCTTCAGGTTCTTTATCAACTAAACCATATAATTCAACACCTGGATGCCAAGTTTTATCTAATGCTTCTCCGTAAATATTTACTTTTGTAGCATTTAAATCTACTTTAAATAATATAAATGTATTTTCTATCACAGTATCTACCAATTCTCTGGCAATACTATGAAAAAAATCTAAATCTCTACCTAATGAAAACTTTGGCATATTATCCTACATATAATTTTAATGGAACTTTTCTTAACATTTCTTGATGATGATTAGATTCATGTGTTTTATTTTCCATCACATTTTTTCTACTCATCTCTTCTAAATTTTCTCTTAATTGAGTGATTAGATAATCTTTTTCAACTTGTGCTTCTGCTCTCAATGCTGCCCCATCTAAAGAGATTTCTGCATCAGGTATAGGAATAGATGAATACTTCTCTCTTATTGCTCCTAACAACTCCTTAGAGAGTGCTAATGTATACTTTCTAATCCATTGTACTCCAACATCATTTATATTTGAATATTGAATAAAATCATACGGAATATCTGAATAATCAGAAAGTGATTCTGATTGAATAGTTTGAGAATCATGTTCAAATTCATCTCTACTCATATACTCAAAGTATATTCTTGATGGTGAATTTATAGTTGGAACGGGAAATATTTCTAATTTATTATCTACAATATTAAATGTAAATGCTGATTTACGAATATGGTCATTAAATTCAATATGTTGCATTCTCAATACATCCTCATATAAAGGCATCATTAAGAATTGTGCAGCAGGTGAATAATTACCAAAACCTAACTCACTCATTAAATTCAACGTACCTTGTGCACCTACCGAATATGGGTCAAAGAAACGAGTAATTGCGGGAATTGCTTCGTGAAATACCTTTGTAACATCAACAGTTGATGAACCACTAAATATTAACCCAAAAGAACGACTACTTTCATTATCTGTTGCTTGAGTCATCAAATCATATACTTGAACTGATGATGTTAATGTTATATATGCTTTTTTGATTGCAGTTGAACCTCCTACACCTGATAATGTTCCATATTGTTGTGCCATACGAATTGATGTTGGCAAATATGAACCATCTACAAGAGTTTGAGAATAATTTGCAATTTTACCCTTTGGTTGACCTCTTAAAATATCAAGGTTATTACGAAGATTAAATTGATTTACTTGTGCTGAATATTCTGAAACAGATTCTTCAAAGCAAGCAAATATTTGGTCATTATTCAATTCAATATTAACAATTGGATATCCTAAACGCTTTGCTACCCATGTTGCAGTTTTAGGTGCATCATTTCTAAATCCAGTATCCGAATCGTAAATTCCAAAAGGAGTAGATGAACCCGATATAAATGAGCCAGATACTGAACCTGACCAGTATGTGTTTACAGACATAATGAAAATTTATAGTTTTACACCTATAAATATAAGAAATAAAAAAGAACTGATATATCCTATAAAACAAAAGGGAGAACATTTCTGTCCTCCCTTAATGGTTACTTTAATTGATTGAGATTAAAGAGTCTCTAATCCATCAACGATGATTTTACCGTAAAATTCTGGTCTTACGATTTTCTTAGCGTAACGAGTCATAACACCTCTACGTGGAGTAAAGTTAGTTGGGTCGTACACTAATGGAGTCATAATCAACGGAACATATGGAGCGTAAACCGCACCTGTCTCAAAGAAGTTAGAACCTTTGAAACCTAATAAGATAACGTTTTCTGTCATATAAGGATTCTTATAAACATCGTATCTATTAGAAATTTGACCAATGTTAGTTACACCAGCTGCAAATTGTAAAGCATCTTTACCAGGATTTGCTGAGAAACCATTCATTGATTCTAAAATAGTTGCAACGTTAGGAGAACAAACGACAAAATTTGCTCCACCTCTCATTGTTAATTGGTGAATCTTATTAGATACCTTTTGTAATTTGATACCCAAAGTCTGGAACCAACTACTCTTTTGGTAAGCACTTGCAGCAGCTGCGTTAGAATCAATTGCGAAAGTATTTGTTGCTGAGTTAAAATCGTATCCAACTTTTGCAGACCAATAATCAGTTGTGAATGCGTTTTGCTGCAACATCTCTAAAATTTCTAAGTCAATCTCTAATGAGATATACTCAGATAACATTTGAGTTAATTCAGCTTCAGCATCTACTGAGTGATATGCATTTAAATCTTGAGCTAATTCTGGAGTCCAGATTGCTTTCAATTTACGAGTCTTAGCCACAATTGGCTCAGATTTTAATTCTAATTCAATTTCTGTAATAGCTAAATCAGAACCTTTATCTTCAAAATCACCTCTGTTATCAGCACCCGGTTGAGCTACATAAACAACCTCACCTGCTACAGTTGCAACAGTTCCACCAAATGCAGTAGATGTATTAAGAGTAGTATAAGCTAAGAATTCAACGTTAGCACCATTAACTTTAGTATATTGTGGTAAGAATGTAAATCCAGAACCAGAGTTGATAAAATCAAATGCTCTAACTGCGTTTTGGTCAGCAGAACCTCTAGAACCTGATAAATCAGTAAAAGGTACAGTTACTTTTTTAATACGACCTGTTGCGTATGCACCAGAAATAGTAGAATCAGTTAAATCAAAAGAAATATCAGCCAATGAAGCAGTTGCAATAGTTTTACCGGCAACGGCAACTTTAGTATCATTGATTGTGTATCCAAAACGTCCTGCTCCATACAAACCACCAGTAGTAGCTTGAGTTGAACCTAATTTGTTACCTGCTGGAGATAAAGAATCTTTACCATAAGTACCACCATCACCAAATAAAGAAGAACCAGAAGCTGGTCTATTAGAATCTTTTCCTGCAGTTGAACCATATTTGAAATCCATATAGAAAATAAGACCTGAAGGTAAGTTCATTGGTTGAACCGAAACAAATTCTTTTGCTGCGATAGAACCGAAAATACGTCTTACTAATGGAAGAGCAACACCTGCCCATTCTTCAGAACCTGCTGAAGTACCTGTACGAGTTGCCTCGTCCAATAATTGCTTAGCTTGGTTCTCTAACATCACTGCCATACCATGCTTAGTTGTTTCAGAACCTACTCCTTCAAGTAATCCTGTTTTTTCCCACTTGCCTTTCAAACCTCTAGTTTGCTCAAGCATAATGCTTTGTGGGTTAGCACCTGTCATTAATTTTTTTAAGTTCATTTTTAAATTAAATTGTTTTTTCGTTATTTAATAATACCTGCTAATTTTTTAAATCTGTTAGAAATTGCAACAGATTCCGAAATTACTTGTTTTTGAGCTGCTGGCTTAGTAGATTTAGTTACTTTACTTGCAATTCCTTCTGCGATTGATTTCTTAACAATTTTGTTTGATGAAGTGTATTTGAAATTCTCTGCCAATGTAGAGTAAACCAATTTAACTTCTCTTACTGATTTTGTTCTATCCAAAGTTTCAATTACTTTAACTTTTTGTTCGTTAGTCATATTATGAGCTCTGAACAATTTGTTAGCGAATAATAATTTTGCATTTAACAAATTAACTTCATTAATAGTTGATTGTAATGATTTGATAGTCTTGTATGCTTCTTCTAAATCTGATTTTAATTCTTCTGAATCATCTTCTTCCGAACCACCTTTCATATCATCTTCCATTTCACGAAGAATTTCTTCTAAGTCAATTACTTTTTCACCGTCTTCATCAGTACCAACTTCAGCTCCATCGGTATAATCTTCTCTTAATCTTCTACGTGATTCTCTTAATTTTTTAGATTCTGTTTTTGGTTCATCGGAATCTGACCAATCTTCTCCACCATCTTCTAATTCAGCCAATTGTCTTTTTAATTCAGCAATTTTATCTGCATTAGGGTCTTCTTTTGGCATTTCTTCATCATCTTCTCCATCATCACCTAATTGTGCTTCTAATTCTCTGATAATAGATTCTAAATCCATATTATCTTCATCATTATCACTTTCACCACCCATATTATCCATATCTGGTTCCATATGGTCATCTTCCTCATCTTCCATTCCATAAGAATTATCATCCCCTTTCATTGATGCAAAAGGGTCTTCTTCTTCGTTTTCTGGAGAAAAACCATCTGCCCAATCATCGCCGCCATCTTCTAATTCAGCTAATCTAGCTTTCAATTCAGCAATTTCTTGGTCTTTTTCATCATCTCCATATCCCATATCATCTTCTTCGTTGATGTCTGCTACTTTACTGTAGTCAGTTCCTGCTTGCTCTGGTTTTCCACTATCTTTAGCTACACCTACTGATAAATCAGTATCTGCATCTAATGTTGGTTGAGCTCCAGGATTTGCCGCCGCATCAGTTCCTACTTTTGAACCAATGTTTGACGAATCCAATTCTTCATACATAGCTTCTTCTTGGTCATCATTTTCCATTTCTTCTGCTTCTGCTCTCATCTTTTGAGATAAGATAGATTGTAATCTTGGAGTGAATGCTTCTTCAAGAGCTAATTTTGCGTTTGCTAATGCGGTTTCCTTTACGGCTTTAGCATCGGCGATTGCTTCTTTTAACAATTTTGAGTTTGCCATTTATTTTTTATGATTTACTTGTGAAGTTATTGATTACAACTCCAATGATATTCTGTTGATTGTTCGGTCACGCCTTATAAAGAAGGGTATTCATTAATCAACTATAAAAAGTAATCCCATAATGAATGGGATATTT